CCACCAGGATTCAATAAACCAAGACGTGCAACTAAAGCAGGGTAAGTTGCCTGAGAATAAGTGGATCCATCACATTTAAGCCATTTACCATTTAAATAAGTGACGCCATTAGCATTACTAAAATAAGCGACTTCGCCTACTGGAGTAGAATCTTGATTATAAGCCATAAAAACCCTTTAAATGATAAATGGCTTAAATGTGATGGATCCACTTATTCTCAGGCAACTTACCCTGCTTTAGTTGCACGTCTTGGTTTATTGAATCCTGGTGGTACGATTTGGACATCAAGATCTACTACTTTAGGTGGGGTCGCTGCAACTTATGGTACTGTTTATGTTGTTGGCGATGCGGGTGGTGGTTTGGTGACAAGTACAGATGGTATAACATATACTTCAAGAACCAGCGGAACAGTCTCAAACATCAATGCTCTCACATTTGGAAATTCTCTTTATGTTTATGGAGGGGCTGGTGGCGTTTTAGCTTCATCAACTGATGGCATAACTTGGACGGCAAGAACTTCTGGAACCGTTTCGGTTATCAATGCTCTTTCATTCGGAAATGTTTATTTTTATGCTGGGAATACTGGAGCAATCGGTTCATCTACGGATGCGATTACGTGGACTGTTCGATCTTCTCCCTCCAATTCGACTTTATCCGCTGCTGCATTTGGTAATAGTACATATATTATTGTTGGTGCTATCGGAACCATTTTAACTTCTACGGACGGCACTACATGGAACACACGAACTCCTTCAATAGGGCAGGCAGCTTCTACGACTAACGGATCTGTGCCATTTTGTTTTGGGGGAAGCCTATATTTAGCTTGTTCGGATAACGGAGTTTTAAGTTCATCTACTGATGCATTAAATTGGACTGGAATAGCAAGCGGGACTGTTTCAGCGTTAAGAGCGGTGACTTTTGGAACGGCATATGTTGTTGCAGGATTGGGAGGGTATTTAGCATCATCAACGGACGCGGTTACTTGGACATCTCGAACTTCTGGTACTACAAGTATTATTAATGCTTTGACCTATAGCTCAGCGGGAGTTCATGTGTATGGTGGCGTAGGAGGAACTTTAGCGACTTCAACGGACGGCACGACATGGACTTCAAGAACTAGCAATACAACTTCACAAATTAACGCATTAATTCACGGAACAGCCTATGTTTATGCTGGAGTGGGAGGTGTAGTAGCATCAAGTACGGATGCGATAACTTGGACTGTTAGGACATCTGGCACTACAAGCATTCTTTACGCACTTACATTCGGAAATTCACTTCATGTCTATGTTGGTGCAAATACGGCTATAGGTACTTCAACGGATGGTACAACATGGACAGTTAGAACAGGTGCTAGCACAAGCTCAATGTATGGTGTGGCCTTTGGAAATGGTGCTTACGTAGCTGTAGGAACAGGTGGTACAATTCAATCATCTACCGATGCTATTACTTGGACTGTTAGATCAAGCCCAACGACGACAGGTCTTTATACGGTCATTTATAATTCTGGTTTCTATGCAGCGGGACACAATGTCATTTGTACTTCCACTGATGGTACGACATGGACTACAAATGGAGGTCTTACAACTACCAGTGCTTTAAGTGCAGTTACTTATGGAACAAAATTTGTGGTGGCTGGTGCAGGCGGATTTTTAGAAACGTCTACCGATGGTAAAACTTGGACAAGTAGAAATAGTACGATTACATCCAATATTTCCTCATTGGCTTATGGAAATGGGATTTATGTTGCTGGTAGTTCTCAAGTAACTACAAAATTAACTTCAACCGATGCAATAACCTGGAATCAAAACACTGGAAATTATAATGTTAGCGCAATAACTGCTGGCACTCCAGTGTTTTTAGCTCCGGCTTTTGGAGCAGCAGGTATTGAGACATCAAACACAAATTATCCCTATAATTCAGGAACACAATTCCAAGTTCCGACAGATGCCAGATTGGGAATAGTTACAGAAAATTCTACCAATTTTTTACGTGCACTTTATATTAAGGCTTTATAATTAAACCGATTTAAAACGAGGATAGAATGACAAAAATTTTCATTGCTACACCAGCATTCGACGGAAAAGTAAACGTGTCTTACGCGTGTTCTTTAGCCGACACAAGACTTTATTTAGCTTCAAATTCAATTGATTCTGTCGTTAGGATTCATGTTTCAGGATCTCTATTGGTAAGAGAAAGAAATGATTTGGTTAAATCTTTCTTAGAAACCGATTGTACGCACATGCTTTGTATAGATTCTGATATCGCATGGAATCCGGTCGACATTAAGAAATTAATAGACAAGAATGAAGACTTTGTTGCTTCCCTTTATCCTGCACGTGGCCCTGATAAGTGTTTCCTTTTCCGAGGCATTTATGGAGAAGACAAGGAAATGAAGATTAGCGAAAAAGGTTTGCTGGAGATGGAATATATTCCTGCTGGCTTCATGCTAATTCGACGGATCGTTTTTGAATCCATGATTTTAAGAATGCCTGAAATATATTATGAGCCTAAAGATGAATCTTTAAAGCACACTAAAGGTCACATGTTCTTCGGTATTGAACTTTGGGAAGGCGAATTCTGGGGCGAGGATTATGTTTTTTGCCGTAATGTTAGAAAATGCGGCTTCAGAATTTGGATTGATCCTACAATTGTTTTAGACCATGCAGGATTGAGAGGTGCATTTGTTGAATGCCTGACTCCTGATAAACCCGTTCAAAAAAATGATGAAATAATTTTACCAAAACCCTCGGAGAACTAGTTATGGGCACGGTTACGCCGAATATTTCAATTTACATTCCCGCCCCTGGCGAGACAAACTATGACGCTGCCTTTGCAGCAGGTATGGTCAATATCGACCAGCATGATCACTCAGGGGGGCCAAATAAAGGCGTTCCTTTGACGGGTACAGGAATTGCTGCTGGCGCAGTGACGTTTGACAAACTTAACGCGAACGTTGCTGATAATACTACAGGGATCGGGACTCATGTCGGCCCTACAGCTAATCAGCTTTATCTTTTAGGACTTCTTTCAAGCATTTTTAATCTAGGGACTGATGGATTTATCGTAAGAAGCGGATCTAATGCTGTTGCGCGATCCATTACAGGGACATCAGGTCAGGTTGTAGTTACCAATCAAGATGGGACAGGGGGAAATCCTCAGATTAGTCTAGCTCCTATAGTATCTAATCCAACTCAACCAGCTTTCTTTGGCGTGGTCAGTGCAACTCCTGCTTTCGTGGGAGATAATGCTTTTTATACTATTCCTTGTGGCACAGAGAATTTCGATCAAGGAAGTAATTTTAGTACGGTCACAAGCGAATTTACAGCCCCAGTGACAGGTATTTATAATTTTTCTTGTGCTGTTAGGGTAAGCACTTTTGATGCTGTCAATTCTGATCCAAAGGTTGTTTTAACTTTAGATGTTTTTAACGGCGTTTCTGATGTTTTTTATGATATTTATTTCGATCAGAATTTACCAATTAATAATACAATAACAACTATAATTCAATTTTCTGGTTCTCAGTTGATTAAAATGACTGCTGGATGGACGATTAAGGCTCAGCTTAAAGTTGCACAAGCCAGTCTTGCTAAAACAATTGATTTAACTTCAGGTAATTTCACTGGATACTTGGTCGCATAAGGAGGATTTATGGCAATACCTGTTGCAGCAGCAATGATAATCGCTTCTGCTTTATCCGCAGCAGCTCAAGGAGCTGGCACGGCTGCTTCAAATGCTCAATCGAGAAGGGCTTCTGAAAGACGAGCCAAAGAACTGAAACGTGAAACTTTGGGCGGACTTTATAATGATGCATCTCAAAGGCAATCCGAATTGCAAGCTCAGAAATTAAAAAGTAGTTCTCAACTGGGTCAAAGAAAGGCTCAGGGAATGGTTGATACGGCATCCCTTTTACGTGAGGCATTTGGCATATGACATCTCCCGCAGCAACTCCAGCACCAAGCACACAAAGCGGATTTAATGGTGAAAATTGGGCGACCATTATCCAAGGGCTTAGTTCTGGTGCTCAAAAAGGACTTGAAAGCGCAGCAGCTTATGCAACTACACGAAAAGAGGCCAGAGAATCTAAAAGAAGAACTTTGGCCGATCTTCTCAATAAGGCGTATAAGCGCAATCAAGGTTTATATAATATGGGCCAGCAATATGGCGATGAAGGCGCGGACTTTAATTCACAAATCATGCAACAGGTGGCCTCCGGGTTCATCAACGCATTAAAGTAGAGGTTTTATGGTTAAGATGTTTGGATATGCAAAAAGGGGTAAGCACTCCAGTTATTCAAGAAGAGAAGAAATGGATGAAGATGGCCCTCCGTCTGATTATGAAGGGAAAGAACATGTCCGGTATAAAGACCCTGGTCATAGCAGGCATGATATTGAAGAACCGGAAGATGAGCCTCACATGAAAAGCCATGTCTCAAGCGATGAAGAGCATGAGATGGAAGATGATTATCACATGGGAGTTCCTAATCAAAATAAAAATTCTTTGCCTAATGATATTAAAAGAGCAAGAATGAAAATGGACGCTCCCAATCAGCAGTCTCCAAAAGCTTTGTTAGGAAGGCTAACAACTCAAATTCCTTTAAGGGGTGTAGAAGATACTTCAGGTGAAGAGATGGAAGGTCCAAATGAGATGCAAGAAGATGAGATGCCCAAGGAACACCGCAAGAAAATGATTGTTGCTGTTATGAAGCGCAAGATGAAAAAAAGCGATAATCGCGTTCCTGGTTCTCCTCCAAATTCCATGTCTAACAAAGCTAATCCTACCTATTAAGAGGTTTTATGGTTAATCCCGCTGTTCCAAATCCCCCTTCTACTGCCGTTTACATGAAGGGGACTCGTCGGGCAGAAGAGATGATTGCCAATGCCCGTCAACTTTCTTATCAAGAAAATTATTCTTATACCGAAGGGTGGGATGATAATACCGTTGTTCAATGTATGAATTTTGGGTTAGATCGTCTTTACGATGCTCTAACTCAAATCGATTCTCCAGCTAATATCCAAGAATTCACGACCGACACAATAGCAGGTCAACAGGAATACGTCATTCCTCAAGATGTTAAATTAGCCGTAGCTATCATGGAAGTCAGGTTTTTATACGGCCCTCAATCCTGGCAATTTATTACTTTACGTCAAGGGATGATTCAGGATCGTTTCGGATATCCTACAAATATCCCTGATACCTATTGTATACGAGATGGCAAGATGTTGTTATCTCCTACGCCAAACATTACCAGGCCGAATAGCTTGATTGTAAACTATCAAAAGAGGATGAGAAAAATAGATGTTAGGCGCGGAAAAGTTTCTGGCATTATTACTCCTAATGGTCAAATTTCTAATATCCTTCCTACTAATCCTGCTACTGTTATCACTTCAGCTCCTCACACTTTGTCAAGCAATCAAAAGGTTGGTCTTACTGGCTTTATTCAACCTTTTCAGATAGATGAAGAATCTTTTATTATTACGGTTACTGGTCTAAATAGTTTTACTTTGAATGGGGTGGACGGTACTTTATTTCCTCCTTTCATTGGCCCTGGATTTTGGTTTCAAAACCCCATTCAGTTTCAACTTAACTTTACCGTAACGTCACAAAAAGATTCTAACTTACAAGCCAATGCCAATAGTATTTTAGATAAAGTGGATTGGGCTTGCTTTACTACTCGCAATGGCGATCCTGTCATAGATGCTATAGCAATCAATTCTTACAATATGCAAACCTCAGTTTTAACAACGGATCCAAATTATGTTATTCCTGGCGTTTCTCTGGCCACCTACACCGCTCTTCTTGCTAATCAAGATATCATTTATGTGGTCACTGGGGACTATAGCTCTAGTCATAGTCAGCTCGACCGACAAACGGAAGATCACTTGATCGAATACACGGTCTTGCGTCTATTGAGATTGCAATCAGCAGCAGAGCCGACTGTGGATCAAATGGCGACCGAAGAAGCTGTTCTTCAAAGGCTCCGACTGGCTTATAGAAGATATCGTCCTTCCATTGTGCCTGTAGTGTGGCAAGAGCGTCTTAGAAACCATTCAGGCCCGTTTGGTCGTCGTGGAATGTATTGAAATAAATTAACGCGGGTTGGATAGTGTCAAACAATCATTACCTCACTAAAGATATTGGAAATCTTCGGGGATTCTCGACGGATAATATTTTCGTCCGTCCTCCCAATGTTGCGGATAAGGCGATCAATATCCAGCGTGCCCCTGATGCCTCCTTGCAATTTAGAAGGGGTTTTCAATGCCAAATAAGCGATATTGGTGGGATGGGTAATGGGACATTCGATAATCCCGATACGGATTCAATTCAGACCGTAACCTTAAGCGTGGACGGTCAGCTTTATAATAAGCTCGATCAAAGCATTTATTTTTACTATGACGGGGAAGTTAAAGGGTCTATCACAGGAATAACTCAAAACAATCCTGCCGTTGTCCATGCTCCTCTTCATGGCCTTATTTCCGGCACGATTATTTCGATTAATGGCGTTATAGGTATGACGGAAGTTAATAATAAGACTTTCACTATAACCTTTGTCGATGCTAATCATTTTTCTCTTAATGGCATTGATTCGACTTTATTCACTCCTTACATTTCCGCTGGGACTTGGGTTATCACGTTCACACAATACCGATATCTGACATTTACGATTTTCACAGATCCAAGATACTTGACAACTGTCCCTGGATGGAGTATTGCGCCCTGGAGCTTCAGCCCTTGGGGTGCTCCTGGGGGAGAGAGCATTACCTGTAATATCACGGTTAATCGTGCTGCACAAGTTGTCGGTAATTTCACCAATGTCAACACATTTAACATTCAATTTGGAAGTGAGATTGCTGCGGGTAATACAATCCAGTTCATTGATTCAAATGGACAATTTCAGCAAAGATTGGTTTTGAGCACTACTACAACTTCTATCACCTTCAATGGATTTCCTGCCTCCATTAAAAACAATACTTACATAAATGAATTCTATGACATTCCTTTTAGGAATGGTTTTGATGTGATATCGCCTTATTTAATCAGTACATTTATTAGCACCATTACGGCCCCCGTAACGGGAATATTTGGACTTCAAATCGCAACTACTGGTGATACTAATTATGCAGCAGCATTTCTTCAGATTATCGAGCCTGTTATTATTGATAGCAATAGTACGTTTATTATACCTTATTGGTATTGGAAGCAAATAAATCATACAGTCTCCGTTCCTTTCCCGGGAATTGCCAATCCCGTCCACCAGAATTCCCCTGAATTTGAGAATGCTTCAATCGTTTGTTTTGATGACGTTGTCTATGTTGCTGATGGTTGGGATTTCCCTCAAAAGTATGATGGCCAAACAGTTTATCGGGCTGGAATGCCTGTAGGTTTAAGACCCTTGGCTTCCGATACGGCAGCAGCTCAACAGCCATTTTCAGCGGGTCAAACTTACCAGTATTCAATATCTTACGAGCAAATAGATAATCGCGGGCATGTGGTTCAGGGTGCTCTTTCTCCTTTAAGGATTTTCACTGTTGGGGCCACCCCTTCCGCAATTAATCTGGCCATCAATAATATTGAAGGAAACACCGGATGGAATACAAATGCTGCCATTGCTACGGGAGGGGCTGCGATTGTATACGGGCCTGATTCAAATGGGTTCTATTATGATACAGTTTCAGTCAATGTTGGTTATACTCTTCAGATAGGGGATTCAGCCTTTTATATTGACCTTGCTGCCGGAGTGATTCAGGGAGTTAATATTTCCACCAATGTTATCAGAGTGGCTGCGGGATTTGACATTGTGCCTGGGGATGTTGTCAAATTTGTAGACGATTCGAACGTTTTACTAGAAAGACAAGTTGTTTCCGTTGATTATCCATCTAATACAATCACTCTCACGGGGCAGCTTATCACAGTTACTGGCCCTAAAAATATTTCAGTTCCAAGGGTAAGTACGGTTTTTGGCGACTTAGCTATCACCAACGGCACTCAGGCAAAAACCAATACAATCAATATTAATCCTTATCCTGGTGGATTTCAGGGTATACTCCTTAATGATACCGTATCTTTTATAGATGCTTTCGGATTGCTTCAAAGACGTATCGTAACTGGTTTAGGGGTAAATACCATAACTATCGGAGGGATTCCTGTAGATATCACAGATAAAACTTTAATCTACTCTGAAAATAAAAATGCGACCTCAATTAATATTCAGAGGCAATTTATATCTCCTGCGACCCTTGGTGCAGCAGCTCCAATATCGAATAATTTAAGAATTTTGATTTATAGATCTCCGGCGGGTGGGAATATTCTTCAATTCGTCGATGAAATTCCTAACGACAGTTTAACTGGTGTGCCTCAAAACTATGTTGATAGTATTTCAGATGCAGAGCTTGGCGAACAGTTTACTCAAAAAGTCAATCTTCCCGATCCTCCTCCTATCTCTAAGTATCTGCTTGTTTTTGGAAATCAGCTACTATATGCGGGTGGAGAGATAGATAATTCCATAAATGATGATAACGTTTTCTTTTCTGATGGGACAGGCCCGCTTACTGGTTATGGTGCGGAGTATGTTTCAGCAGCTAGGAACTTCTTTACTGTTCCAAGTGTTGATGATAGCATTACGGGGATGGGGGTTGCCGGAACGACTTTAGTTATCACTAAAAATCAGTCTATTTGGTCTGTCGCAGGGGACTTGCTCACAAGCCAGTTTGAAGTTACTCAAGTTTGTCCAGGAAGCAATATCGGTTGCATTGCTCACGCGACAATTAAATCAGTTGGATCCCTTCTCTATTTTCTTCATACGAACGGTGTTTATGCCATGACAGAAAATCAGATGTTCCCGACAGATGCTTATGGAAATCCTATTCCCCTTTCTAAACCTATCGACGTGATATTCAGGGAAACAAATTACATTCCTCAAACAAGATATGTTTTAAAGCGTGCAGTGGCCGTAAACTATACCAAGGATAATCAATATCTTCTTTTCCTTCCTTGTGAAGATGTTCAGTCAACTATTCGTACAGCAAATTCTTATTCTACGATTCTGTGTTATGACTATGAAGGTAAAAACTGGTTCCAATGGTATAATATGAATGGGGCCGGAGGCATGTTTGTCATTCGTGACGATCTTTACTTCCAAGAGCGTCGATATTCTTCTATTGATGGCAATACTGCAAATCTTTATAAGCAGCATAGGTTTTATAGACTTGTAGACCATGCAGACCATGCAAGCTCTCAGCAAATAGAATGGCGATCATCATGGGCTGATCTGGAGATGCCGGAAGTTAGGAAGAAATTTTCTCATTGTATGCTTCTCATGGATAGGATCAACGAGCTATTTCAATTTAATTCACCCCAAATGTTTTTTAGCACTTATGTTGATCGTAT